GTTTGCTGTATATTGAGCAGCATTATTATAAAAAGTTTCATCGACCCACGTACCTCCAGGAAGAATTACTTTACCAAAAAGTTCTGTCTGCTTTTCATCACTGATAATTTCATAGTGATGTATGTCATAATATGGATTATCGTATTGTTTCTCTACATGAATACGTAATTCATTCTCACTCATTGGCAGTCCAAACAATGGACTAATCATATTATTTGTCAAAGCAATGATCCAATCATAGAAAGGATTGCCGTAAAGTTTCTCGGCAATTTGTTCCAGTCTATCTCCATCTTGTACAGCAAATTTCTTATAGTAAACTGAATAATTGAATCCAGTATCAGATATTTTATATCTTCTGAAGAAATTTTTTGCTACGACATAATCTGATTCCGAGAACGGATAGTTAACGGGCTTAACATCGTATTTAATAGATGGTAGTATGTTGAAATACATTAGTATGAAGTTCCTTCTATTACAATATCTTGGCGATAAACGAGTTTGGTTTCTTGGAATGTTAAAGATAATTCAGTTGCTACAGGAGATCCGTAAGCTTCGGAATCTGTACCACCATATGTAGCATAAGTTCCGTCTGGTGTATAGTTTACACTCACATCTGTAATGGCACACATCTTCCACATTGGTAAGTATGGATGGGGATTTGTTCCTTTTCTAAACTGTACTTGACATAGATCAGGAACACCAACATAGTTAGAATTATTATCTTTATCCGAACTTTGCTCAGCCGAAGCTTGCTCGGCAGTGGTATCTTTAAAAATGTTAGCAATATTATTGATGTCCAAAGCTCCACTGGCATTCGATCCAATCTTTGGTCTAGATGCTGCTTTAAATGAATTAACAATTGCTCTAATATTTTTTGCTTCAGTAGCAGATCTTGGTGCTAGTTTAAATCTAAGGGTGAAGTTTCTGAGTGAAAACCCATTGAACATAAGTTCTGTATTTGGGTTGAGAACAACTCCCATAGCACCTTGAAGAACATCATTAGTGTTAACACCAGCCCCACCTAATCCTCCAGGTAAAGCATTAATACCATTTGCTATAGATTCGGCACCCATAGTTGGTAGAGCTCCTGCCGCTCTTGTTATCATATTAGTAATAGCACTAGCAGTTCTCTTCACTTCACCATTAACTAAAGAACCACCACCTCTCAAAATGTCAGCTGCTGTATTAGTAAAACCTTTCCCGCCCCAATCAGTTTGATATCCAGTAGAAATATCTTCTGGCATGTATAACATGATTGGTGGTAGACTATCGTCTGTTTTATACTCAGTGCTATTATAGGTTAGATACGCGGCATTACCAGTCGGATCAGATGGTGTTTCTTTACCAGAAGCATCAGTAGATGTTCCGTTGCCACCAATACCACTAAAAGGACCATTGTACTGATAAAATCTAAAGTAGACGTAATCAGTATTGTTTTCGAAAAGATTGTTTGGATACTTTAAAGTGCTTGTCCTTTTTTTATCTTGATCAGAAGTGACACCAAGATTTAGTGTTTCTGCCATTTTACTTTACCATCTCCTTGTCCCTTGTTTTTCCATATCCTTGGATGACTCTGTGTGCTTTAATAGTGTCGTAGAAGTTTTCATTAGTCTCTTCCCACACATCTTCTTTGTTGTATGGAAAAATGTGACCATTAACATCTTTAACAAAGTCTTCAGTTGGTAGAAGAATAGCAGTGTCCCATTCAACTAGAGCAAGATCAAGATATAATCCATCTACATGGTCGTGTATGTATTTATGAAAGCACTTTTTGGGTATATCGATACGCCCATCAATTAATTTTTGTGTACATATGATTCTTCTTTTTGGATTCATGTAGTGTAGATTAGCTCCCCAGAATTCATCTTTAGTAGATTTAAGAACATATACTAATGGGAATCTATCATAGTATGGAAGCCATCTCATCTTTGCTTTGTATTCAAACATATAAAGATGCCCCGAAACTGGATATCTTCTCAACATATTTTGATCTTGCTCTTCTATCGGATCAATATTATCTCGCTTCTCATCTCTATTAAACTTTGATAAGTCTTTTCGATATGTAGATGCTTCGCTTTTTACAGCAGATCTATACCACGATAAAGATTTTTTTTCTCCGCCAGTTTTTTCTGTAACTCTTTCGAAAAGTGTTTTATATCCTGTCTTTTTCTTTGCTGTATTTTTTTGTATTGATTTGAATCCAGTAGCCATTGGACTATACTCCTAGGTGATCTTCGGTGAGGATTAAAAATTTCATCTGCCTATCCTCACAGAAATCCTGAGCAGCATCCCACTTAGCGCGGTTCTTAACGTAGGTTAGGACTTCTTTTTTCCAAGCGGCAGTCTTACGTTTAGGTTTCTCATTCGGTGGTTGTGTCTGTTTTTTGGGTTTAACCTCAATCAGATATTTACTAATCAATCCAGATCTAGACTTGACTTTGATATAAAAATCTGGATAATATCTATGTACTCTGCCATCCGTAGGGCAACGATAAGGAATAATTACTTCCTCACTTCCCCACTCAACTATACTATCATTATGATCACAAAAGAACATGAACTTTCGTTCCCACATTGAACGGTAGATTATCCTGGTAGGATTTCCCCTGTACTTTTGCGGATTGGTTGCCTTGTAAACACCCGAATATGCCATAATAAATATAGTTGGACCAACTATCTGTATTTAGCGTGGCAAATTCAACAAGAAGTTTAGCTATATTCATGGAGGCTATCGCCAAACAAGGTGGTATGTCTTTTAGTAATAACTTTGATGTCGAATTTTCTTTCCCATATCCATCTAGTTCTAACAAAGATCTTATCAAAAGGTTTAATGATCTTGGATTGAAGATGACGGGTACAGACACACAGAGAGGAAACGATACGACCTTAGATAGTTCAACCCCAAGTCTTTTGAAAATGTTTTGTGAAGAAGCCCAGTTGCCAAATGTACAGGCTGCTACTGGTCAAATGTCTGGTTATCGTTTGGGTGAAGGGCAGGTAAATTATGCTCACACTAAATTATATACAGACTTTCAACTTGGATGGATGTGTGATGCTAATATGACGCCCCTCAAATTTTTGAATGCTTGGTATTCATTTATTTTTTCTGAATTTGATTCTCAGAACAATGAAATTTTAGGTACTACTGGTTCTACTACAGCTCCATCATCTGCTACTGGATATTCGACTACGAATCTTTCTTTGGAACAACTCAAGAATTCTTCTGGAACGAGAACAAGTCCAGATAGATCAATTAGATTGAGATTTCCAGATGAATATCAATGTAATGTGACAATTATAAAAACCGAGAAAGGATCTAAGGCACCAAATGAAAGAGCATCAATGATGTATACCATGATGAATGTGTTTCCATATTCAATAGATGCTGTTCCTCTTTCTTACGGAGCATCTCAAGTAACAAAGGTAACTGCCAACTTCTATTACTCTAAGTACTCTATCATCTATAACGACATTACTGGAAACAGAGGTGGGAGAGCTAAATAGTAGTAATAGAATAATTCATTGTCATGCCATCACAATTACCAACTTTGTCTGTGCCTTCATATGAATTGGCACTACCATCGACTGGAAAAACAATTAAATACAGACCATTCCTAGTAAGAGAAGAGAAGTTATTGCTTCTTGCTATGGAGTCTGAAGATCCAAAAGAAATCGAAGCAGCTGTTAAGGATACCTTAAAGAACTGTATTTTAACTAGAGGTGTTAAGATTGAAAGTCTAGCATCGTTTGATTTAGAATATCTTTTCTTAAAAATTAGATCAGTATCTGCTGGTGAAGATATTAAAATGAAAATCACGTGCCTGGATGATGGTGTTACTCAGGTATCTGTAGACATTAACATTGATGATATTCAGGTACAAAAACCTGAGGGGCATAGCAATAAAATTATGCTCCAAGAAGATGTTGGTATGATCATGAAATATCCTGGCATCGATCAGTTCATTCAGATCACACTTCTTAATAAAGATCTAACTACAACCGACGAATTGTTTAAGTTAATTGCTAAGTGTGTTGATCAAATTTTCCAGGGAGAAGAGGTTTGGGAATCTGCCGACATGAAACTAGATGCCATCGTAAACTTCTTAGATGGTATGACTCAACAACAATTTGAAAAGGTACAGCAATTCTTTGAAACTATGCCAGTGCTCAAGCACGAATTGAAAGTAACTAATCCCAATACTGGTGTCGAAACTACGTATACGTTGGAGGGTTTACAGTCTTTTTTCGGATAAGCATGTTCTATAATACTCTTGAGAACTATTATAGAACAAACTTCTCTCTCATTCAGCACCATAAATATAGCTTGACAGAGATTGAAAATATGATGCCTTGGGAGAGAACTGTTTATGTTTCTCTGTTGAATGCTTGGATTAAAGAACAAGAAGAAGCTAAAAAAGCAGCACAACGATGATTCCCCAAAAGGCAATTAAAAAATTTACTAAACCAGCCCATCGAGAAATTGTAGTTGGGCATTTGATTGCCTATGGTTTTTTTCCACAGACAACTGATGGTATTAATCAAGCAGAAAAGTTTGTAGAAGGACTTGATCAATGGATTGCTCCATCTGATCTACCAAATTATTATGATGGTATAGAAAGTGATCTGATGACTGGTAGGGAAACTGCTGGCATCAGAAACATCAAGATGATACTTGAAGATTTTTATTTTGGTGGAGGTGGATCAGTTGAAGAACCACAGGAGATTCCTGTGGAGATGGAAATTGTAGAGGTTGAGCAGAAAGATCCTGATGAACCTATTGTAGTTACAGTAGAAGCTCCTTTCGAGAATCCAGTTAATCCTAGAATTCCTCGTAGGATTAGACTACCAAGAATTAAAAATACAATCAAAGTTCCTCAGCAAAAGAAAAAAGATACTGCCACTAG